ATCAGTACAAATCCAGATGCCCACTCCTCAATCTGCCACGCGCTTTCTCACAGCTCGAGGCATATTGGCAGGTGTGGGTACCTGATGGCCTTGCGGACACGCGCAAGCATCTGACCGACTGTGTTATAAGCCTCTTCGGTGAGTATGCGGACCAGGAAGCCACGATGCAGCTGCGCATTGACGATCTCATGGCCCAGTACGCTCTGGTGTCACAACAAAACATTACGTACGACGATATTCGCGCATCCATCAAAGCTTCCTGCTCGCTGGAGACTGGAGGGAAGTTCGGATGGACATGTTTCGGATCCATGGCTAGCGCATATGCGCTGATGCTTCAGGGGTCGCCAAAGGGTTTTGACAAGATTTTCTCATATGGCGGACGCGCGAGGAACATGGTCTCACATCTAACAGTCAGACATTCCGCTCGGATCAACACGAGAGGCATCCTTGAGACTGGGACCGTAGCTGAGATGATCATTAAGCAAGGTCTTGACAACTATCTTTCTGTCCTACAGCCTTTGGTTCGGTTCTTCTATGGGGAGAGGCCTTACTTCATAAACCATCCCAAAAACGGGGAGCTTAAAGACCGCGAGATCTCAATTACAGATCCTGATAGCCGGATAGCGCTCAATGATGCAGAACACATATGTGGTGAATATGGAAGGACAACCAGCATTGATATGCTAAAGCGCACGGACAAGGACGCCTACTTTTACGCCAAAAGCTCGGAGGCATTACTCACCGGAGGCGTGGTCCAGTCATCCGATGCTTCACGCTTTGCTGCTATGATGTCAAACATTGCTGTCTCGATTACATGCCGAATTCTAGCCTCCTGGGGGGGGAGCGCACACCTTGCATATGCCTCGGCAGTGTATGCGAGGCTGGCGTCACGCCGCATGGTCATAGACACGTGCATCAATGACGAGCTGGAGAAGCGCCTGGGCCAAGCACGTGCGCCTGATGAGCAAATACAGCTGCGCGCAGTCCAAAGATGGGTGTCTGGGATGCCCAAAATCGGAACCAATGGCAATGATGTTCTAAGGTGGTATTGCACCTCATCACACACGGGCCAGGGCATGTCGCACGTAGGTATGAGCCTTGAACACGGGGGTGCACTTCTCATAAGCATTTCAGCCGCGTGCCATGCTGACATCCGGGTAAAGGGAAGGAAAGCAGTAGTCTATGCGATCCCACTCGTGACCTCAGATGACTCAACAGTTATTTCTATTCTCGACAGATCAAAATCAGAGCCTAACTTCGATCGGTCGATGTCACAGAGGGCATGCCATGCCTTCCTGAAGGTCCAGCGCGCGTGTCGAGGGATCGCC